AAGTTCAGGGTCAGGTACAGCTTTTCGTCGGCGGTAGCCCCGGTTGCATCTGCGGCCTGTGTCTGGTTAGCGTCGTAGGTCGCGGCAATCATCGGTCCAAGAACAAGGTCGTTTCGTTTCGCGGCGTGTGCGCGAACGTAAGCGTCCATAACCTTCATGGTCGAGTAAATGTCGCTGTTGTATAGCGCGTCTTCCAAGGTCCGGGCATCACCAAGTCCGTACAGCTTCTGTGTGATAGAAGTCGTATCACCGGTGGCGTGTTCCATCATTACGACAGCATCACCCCGGCCCTTGAACTCTTCGAATGCACCTGAGAAGGGCAGGAATTCGTCGATCGCGGAGGTCCGCGAAATGTTGGGATTGACGATTTCTTTCGCGATTCTGGAGGTCAGATCGCCCGATTCGATGCGGCGACGGGTGAGGTCCATGCGGAAGAGGTTAATCAGGTCATAGTAGTCGGCGGGAAACTGCGACGCGTTGAAATTCCGGGTGTTTAGTTTGGCCTTGAGAGAGTTCATCTTGGCTTCGATTTCGGACCACAACTGGTCGTATTTCGGAGACGATTCCCACGTGGGGGATTCGGGCGCAACGACGATTAGGCCGTTATATTTCCCATCGACTGCTCCACCGAAGTGAGCGTCGGCCTGTGAGCCACGGGGCTTGTCAAAATACAAGCCCGAGTTGAGTTTGGTACCCTGTTTCAGGGTCTGTTCTGCAATATCCTTAGGATATATAATCAGGTTCTTTTCCATTTTTCAGGGTTCTCCTTAGTCTGCGGCGGCGACGTCAGTCCACTTTCCAGTGGCGGTGACGAACTTCAGGGTGTCGTTGTTGGTAACTCCGGCAACGTCCACATCAACCAAACCGGCAAAGGTTTCAGCTGTGTAGCTCTTGGCATACCGGACTTTTTCAATCCGGAAAACGTTGTCAGTGTTCTTGATTACCGTGGTGTAACCAACCTTGTAATAATCGGCGGTGGGCACAGCGGCGAAAGCACCAGTCGTCGGGTTGTAGTAGACTGCATCACCAACTGCCACAGCAACTGCGGCGGCGGACACAAGGTCAAGTTCCGGACCGGCTTCAATATCAACCGAAACCTGCGCACCAATGGCGGCGTCATTCAGACACACACCAAACCAAGGACCAAAAATACCGATATCGCCCTGTTTCCAGATGGCGGCGGCAACAATGGTGACTACTTTTGCAATCTGCTTGATCAAGCCGTTTCCGGCGTTTGCATTTGCCATTTGTTCTCCCCTCTTACAATACTACCGTGTTACCGGTAAAAGCCGAATTGACTTTCTTGTTGGCACCGACAACGATGGAATTCGTATCGGAGTTCATATCTGCAAGGTCTGCGGAGAGCCGTTTCATAATCGGGTCTTCCTTCAATCCTTCCAGAGCGGAATTAAGTTTCTCACCGGTGAGTCCAGCAGTCATCTTGTCCGCGTAGGTGTAGCGGTCGTTGGCAGTTTCGTCTGCGTTGACCTTCGCTCCGGTGAGCGCAACAAGTGCATTCTCACGGGCCGCTACGGAATTCGTCTTGGCGGTTTCAGCCAAGGCGGTCACTTTAGCAACAGGGTCACCATCACCGAGTACCTGAGTCATCGCATTGAATTTTGCAATAATCTCAATGTCGGAGTTAGATTTAACCTGCTCTTCCAGTCCCATTGCTTTCGCGCATTCAGCCAGTGTAATACCGTTGTTTGCTTTGAGTGTAGCAAGGGCGTTCAGAACTTCTTCCTTGTCCATGTTTTTCTCCATGTTCTTCTTGATATCGAGTGAGGCCAGAATTTCAGATGCTGTATCAGACAATTCTTGGAAGTCGGATTGCGCGGCACGGGACGCTATAGCGCGTAACGCGGAACGATAAACCTTTCCATTCTTACCATAAGGATACTTGTACCTTTCTTTGGTCTGCTCGTCTTTTGATTCATCTATTGCTAGATGCCATTTTGCATATTCCGCCCATTTGTTATCCCCAAGGATCGCGTTACCTTCGTCCCCTGTGAAAGTCCATTTGGACGTGCTATCAACCTTTCCTGATGCGACCAGTTTCTTGGCGTTCGCAAGTCCGCTCTCATTGATCTTCATGGTATCTGCATTGGTTTTCATGTCCATTGCACCGGTACCCAAATCAACAGCGTCATTGCGTTCGCCCGAAAGTGACTCGACACAGAAACGGTTGTAATTCCCATCTTGTGCAGGTTCAATCACGTCCTTGGTGACTGAAACTATCGAATAATCAAGCATTCCTGCTTTGTTCATGGCGATAAACACGGAATTGTCGCCCGATTCGCCAACGAGCGGTATGTAATTCTTGAGATAAACTGTGCCCTGACCGTTGCCTTTAGGGTCCACGCGTCCACCAACTACTACAAGGTCTGTGGTGTTCCGTGCTCCCCAAGTGATATCATGTCCGCGAGAACTGCCCGGAATTGGCGCACGGTTGATTTTTGCAACATAGCTTTTCCAGAATTCCTCAGTGTAAGTCCAACCGTTGGCCTTGGTTGGATATTCGATAGCCTGAATTTTGTAATAGGGGTCAGGGTCATCTTTCATGAACAGTTTGATCGACTCTGCAGGTGCAAGGTCAGGTACTGATTTGGGGTCGATGTTCAGTTTGGAGTCCGGCTCTGATCTGAAATTAAACCTCTTGGTTTTAGCCACTTTTATCCTCCGTTTAGTTCATTATAACACAGATTGTCTTTGTACACAAGTATTTAGGCTACTTTAAGGTACTGTTCCTGATACCAAGTGTCGATGCGCCTTGTAGCGTCGTTTACTTTTCCACTTTCCCAATCTTTAAGATCGTCCACGAAAGCGGTCATATCCTGCAGTATTGGCCTTACCTGACAGCCACAGTTCGGGTGAGGGTAACTTGGAAGTGTATCCTTCGTAAACTGCTGTGTAGAGAATTCTATGCAATGTTCACAATGTACAAGCCCCGGACCCAAGACCCAAGTGTATTTGCCAGTTGAACCGGGGTTTGTCTGTCCTGCTAGGGTAGAAACGGCTTGCATAGTGGCTTGAAATTCAGACCTAACAAGACGCACCGCCCTCCAGTCTATATTCTTCGGTAAGCGTTTCTTCCATTCTGCGCTTCCACGTTCCAGTTTCCCCCAACGTTCAGCCAAGGCAACTGCACCGTCTGCCGTATAGACTTGTATGTCTTTTACCAACTTTACAGGGTCACGACCTGAGGCAATTCCAGACGTCAATATTTCTTTGATTGCCTTCTCCCAATCGGACTTCAAGCCCCACACACGAGAAGAGAAGGTATACCCATCACTGTAAACGCGTGAAACCATGTTGCGCACAGCGTTCCTGTTGATATTCGACGCCATGGCAAGAATTCCGTCTTCTGTTATGGATGTAATGGCACCACTCTGTACGGCATAGGTCAGATAACCTGCGTCAATCTTGGTATAAACTTTAGTCGAATCCTCAACGAGAGAAGTGGTAATGTCCGTAATCGTCTGATTCAGTTCCCCTGACGCCTTTTGCAGTTCGTTCATAATCGACTGCCAGTGTTGTACTGTGATCTCGGACAGGTTGCGGTCTAGAGCGTCGCGGAGTTTTTCTGCCGCTTGTGCGGCGGCTTGAATATAAGCACGTTTTACTTTGGCCTGAGCCTTGAGAGACATTTTAACTGTCTCCTGTCTGGCTTTGGCATAAAGTTCTGCATATTCAGCTTTGGTCACTTGTTCACCTCAAGACATTTAACTTTGCCATGGATTGGGCAGATATGACCTTCAACGTCACACGTACCCGGAATTTCAACGTCCCTATCAAACTCGTGTAGACCAATTGGGTGTTCTCCGTTATGAGAACAATATTCTATTTTACAGACCTTAAGTATCGAATTCTCACATCGAATCATGCTTCTTCCTCAACCAAGTCTTCTTCATTATCTGATTCGTCTTTGTTTACGTTGTTGATCACATTGGCTTCGGACCCTGCGGCTTCGATCATGCTTTCACCTGTGGCATAGTCCTGTTTGAGGAACTGCTGAAGATTGGCATTCTTAACGAGTTCTGCCTTGAATTCTTCCTCTGTCCCATACTCAAGTTCAGGGTAATTGGTCTTCCAGAGTTGGTATAGTTGTTTGATTCCAACCCCACCAGACGTTACCAAAGCGGAAACTGCAGTAGCAAACTGCGCAAGCATGGTTGCCTTGTCTTTCTCGCTTATGGATTCAAGGCGATTCCAGCCCATTTCAAAGTCCATGTCGTATTTGGTCATATCAATCAGTGATCTGAGGCGGAGTGAGGCTTTGAACAGTTCCGTATAAGCATATGAGACTTCCTCACGAAGTCCCTGTACCTTGGTGACCATCATCTGGAGTTGGCCTTCATAACTGCCCATATTACCAGATACTGCACCACCAAAGAAGATTTCCGGAGTTTCAGTTCCTTCAATCACCTTCCAGTACAGACGCTCAAGGGCCTTTTCGCTCGCCGCCGTTGCACCCTCAGGGAGGAACACGTATTTGGTGTCTTCATCTGCTCCTACACAGAAAAGCAGATCCTGATCTGCAACATCGAACGCCTCAAGTTCTGAATCTGAATCCAACCCGTTGTTATGTCTCCATTCTTTCAGTTTGCCGGACCCAATGTGCTGAATCTGCTTTACACGGAAACGGGCCAAGGTTTCACTCGCCCGATAATCGATGTCGTGATAGTCCTTGAGATCACAGAGTACAGGCTCCAAGATCGAATGTCCACGGGAGATCATATCATCGGGTTCATGGGCGAACATCACCGGGAGAACTCCTGCAACATTGCGCATCGAATAGTCTTTGATGTCTTCAGATACTTTGCCCTGATAGAGGACCGTCACCTGCGTGGGTGTATAAGTGGTCTTGCGGCGAATGGTCTGCACACTGTTCTCACCCACTGATACGTTGATCTGCTCGTCAACCACAATACCAATGGGTAATTCGGTCTGAAGTGATAACAGCATATCTGTAACATGGGAATCCCTGAGGACCTTCCAGATAAGACCACGCTGTCTGTCCCATTTTGGATAAACCCAAGAAGTACCTATGAGTATGAACATCTTGTTCACAGTCTTGATTTCCTGAGCCATCATTTCGCGGATTTCGTCCAAGACGATCTGAGTTTTAGCGTCCTTGGACGTTGGTGTAGGCTGACCCATCATATTGGCAGGAATGATAACTGGAACTCGTGCCATAGGTGACGCTTTCTCGAGTCCTGCATATGAACCATGAAATAAACCAAGGAGAAGTTCCTCATTGGCAGGTAATCCACCTGTCATGTCATGGAGTGATGGACGTCTGGCATATGTTTTAGTTTCAGGCGTGGCCTTCTTGTTACCGAACCATGTAAAAGGGTTGAGGCTCATTACTTATCTCCTGTTTCTTCTGTTTTTGATTGCAGAAACCGTGGCGTCATCAAACGTCGTGGAATCACCTATATACAGCGCATAACCTGCAGAGAGGTTATCGACTTGATCATCATGTTCTTTCCCCGTACCGTCAAACGACATAATCTCAGTCAGCCAAGCATCGTTCCAGTCTCCCCGTTTTACTATCACATGTCCCGGAGTCGCGAATATTGCTTCAAGTGGTGTGGCCCTAATTCCTTTGTCCCCTGAAAGGTTTAGCTTACCCCATGCGATCTCAGGCAACGAACTAGATAAATAGTGGTAGGCATCCTTGTTATCAAGCGAATACTCAACCTCTTGCCGTACGAATACTGTGTCAGCCATAACCCTTGCCCTGATCTGTGGGTCACGCTTTGCCGCTCCCTCTCTCGTACGAAACACATCAGCTACATAAAGATAAGGTACGGGGTCGTCCCCCTTCCGTAGAAAAGACAACTTTGTGCCGGATGTCCAATCAGGATCATCACCGGCTCTAGATTTTGCTGTGTGTGCAAGGTCCCACGTTCGGGTGAAGGGAATCTCAGGCATAACATCTGTGTATACTATACCTTCAGTTGAAAGTCTTCCACCCGTGCGAATTATCGGATTGCAGTCCATGAGTGCGGCGGCAGAATAAGGGCCAAGCGTGGCATACTGTTCTTTGTACCATTTCTTGCCCATCCTTTCTTCAAAGAGAAACTCAGACGGATATTTTCCCTCTCCCGTGTAATCTGAGGCACGAGCCGGGAACGTTAAAACGTCAAACTGCGGGAAATCAGGGTTTTTTACCATTTCCTGTTTTATTCGACCTGAAATATCATCTATATGCCATTGAGTGGCTGTCACTACCGTTATTGAAACTGGCGCACGGCGAGTCATAAAATCGTCTTTGAATGCTCCCCAAGTAGATTCTCTGAAAGCCCTGCTTTCCGCTTGCGCTCTTCCTGAGCAGTAGTCGTCAACGATTCCGAAATGATAACCTTTTGAAGTGAGTCCACCCTGAAGACCTGTTGCCTTGAGGCTCCCACCCGTGGGACGTCCTTTAGAATCTACAAGAAGCCAATCGTCCTTTTTGTTTGTCTCTTCGGACAACAACACTGAAGGATATAACTGCTTATAGGTGTCTGATCTTACCACGTTTCGACCAAACGCCGAGAATCCACCGGCAATATCTGCTTGATAAGACGTCTGCAGGACTTCCTTCCCCGGAAATTCACCCAAGAAATGAGGCCCTGCATACCTTGAAACCAAGTCGGACTTTCCCGCTCTTGGATGAACTGTTATCAGAATAAAAGAAGACTGACCATTCTCAAAATCCGTAAAAGCTTGATCAAGCCGCTGACAAATCTTCCTTGTATGAAATCCCACTTTGAATTGGTCACTACCCATCCAACAGGTTTTCATAAACTGAAGGTGATAAAGTCTGGCAAGTTCAAGCTCGTCCTTATCCATTGATATCTTCTATTTGTGTTTTGAGTCTTGCCATGCGTTCTTCGCGAGTTTCCATTTTTTCGGGTACTGCGTTTGCAGTAATCTCCGAAGGTGCACCACGGGCAATACGCTCCATTTTGACACCAGTCTCAATCAATCTACAAACGTCATCTGCGTCAAGATTGGCAGTCAGCTTCTCGAGCATTTCCATAGCTTTGGTCTGGAATTTCATGCCGTTGTCGGCTTGGCGGCGGACCATTTCGCGACGGGCTATTTCCTGTTCCTCAAGTTCGATCTGGTT